AATGCCATTAAACACAACATCACCTAAAAGAACATTCACACCGTTATGAAAATAATAATGTTCATCAATGCCAATGGTATTAAGGTCAAGCTCGAAAAGCTCGATCAAAACACCTGAATTTGCTTTTTGAATGTCTGAAGTAATCATTCAAACACCCGTCGAAATTTTGCTGTGATACTAGAAGCGTTGGCAGAAATTAGAGGTTGCGACCAACTATCGCAAACAACCTTAATCTCAGAGAAACCAAATGGCGTCCAAGTAAAAGAAGAAACCCCTGCTTTTAAAGTCAAAAAGGCGTCTATAGCTAAAATATCGGACAACTTACCTTTAAAAGTTAAATCCCAATCTGTAATAATTGAATTTATGCCGTCACCAGCACGCTGTTCGTACCCATCACCGAACGAAACTCTAAGAACTCTTGGGTTTTTGTTGATAACCGGAGTAGATGTAGGTAGCCAAGAAAAATCACTCATGCCAATATCCCGCCCTGGCGTTTCTCTTTAAGCAACACAGTGCGCACAGCACCCTCAATTTGGCGACCCAAGTCCGTTGCCTTCTGGTTACTGCCTTGCACATTGCCGCCAGTAGCATCCACATTGACAGTTACATTGATTTGACTAGTACCAGCACCAATCAACTCATTAGGTATAATTGTTCCAGGCCCGTCTGGCACAAACAATTCAACGCCACGCTCACCAACAACAGAGACTTTATTAAGGGGTGGGCGACCACCATCAGCAAAGAAACCACCAAAGAAGTCTTTAGCAACACCACCAAGACCATTACCAATACCGCTAAAAGCTTCTGCAAACGGCTCTGTTACCAGCTTACGTGTAGCTATTCTTATCAGGTCTTTTTCCAAGCCTAACAACACATCACCTAAGCTTTTGTAATTTACAATCGCATCTTCGGCCGCTGAACTAAAAATAAACCCAAGCTCACGGCCTGAATTATTTGCTTTATCCACTTTCACCTTAAGCGTTTCAATTTCGGCGTAAGTTTCACGCAGCGACTCGATCTCTTCCGCACTCAAACCAATACCTTGCTCAGCAAGCTCATTCAGCGTTCTTTGTAATGAAATTTCAACATTTCTAGCTGCAATTTTTTCTTGTTGCGCCTCTTTTGATAGCCCTTGAAGTGAAAGCTGGAATTGAAGCTGCTCAGTTTCTTGATTAATGCTATCAAGCATCTTGTCGTATGAATCAACTGCTAATTGATGCTGCTGTAGTAATTTCGCTTCAACATCAAATTGCTCATTCTGCAATTCAATCTCAGCCTCAATGACACGAGCATCGCCTTCTGAAAACATTTTCTCATCTTCAATTAGCTGCTGCTTTTGTTCAGCGCGCGCTTTTTCCAGTGCAGCTAACGCTGAAGTTTCCTGTTGCAAATTAAGCAACTGGACAATCAACTCATCCCCCAACCCTTTTTGCTTTAATCGAGCGATAGTTTTTGCATCTTCCAACGGAACACCTTGAGCAACCAAAAGGTTCTCACGTTGAATAAGATCGATTTGTTCCTTTAACGTATCTAATGGAGTCTTTTTATCCCCAGACTTATCTTCCGCTGGAGTAACATCCCTTAAAGCCCCTCCATGAAACTCTTCCGGCAAACTAAATTGCCCAAAAACAGGGTCATCAGACATACTTGCAGAAGGCTTCCAAGCTGAACCTGAATCTTGTCTTGCTTTATTGGCTGCACGTATATTCTTTTCTAATTTATCAAAACCAAAAACAAGATCATCAACATATGTAATTGTCGTGAGTAAAGTAGGACCAAAGTTCTCAGCCATAGACTTACTTGTACTCATAGTAAAAGTATCTAACTTATCCATAGCCAGTCCGATATCTTCAAAGGATTTTTCTGCCTTTGTGAAATCTTCTTGATTATTTGCGTAAGATGCTGCCAATCCTTTAATATCAACACCTTTAGCCGCCTTACCTAGAAAATCCATAGCTAAAGTATTTCTCTTAATTGGATCTTCAATTGACAGCAATCCGCTCAGTGTTTTTTCAAACAAGGCTTGACCATCCAACTTTGCTAGATCATTAAGCGTTACATTAAGCAATCGAAAACCCTCTTGGGCATCATTACTACCTGTAACAGCGTCTTCAACTCGCTTTGTAAATGAGGCGAATAGGTTTGATGCACTATCAGCCTCACCGCCATTTAATGCCAGCGCTTGTGATAATTTCAATATAGAACCAATCGTCACTTCGTTAGCTGTGGCAACATCTAAAATTCTATCTGCAGCAGTTGCAGCGCTGCTTATCAAACCGGTAAACGTAGCAGCACCGAGTAATGGGGCCAATCTGCCAATCGCCCCATTCAGGGTAACGGCCGCACCCTCCACCTTGCCTATACCACTTTGAACGCTAGAAAAAGCAGCTTTAGTGGTATCAACGGCACTAATGATTATTTTTGATTCTTCAGCCATTGTTTAAAATCTCTAGCGCAGCGTTTTGCATAGCAATAATGTCGGTTAACATTTCTTTTCGATTAGTTACCTCCATCATCTCCATCACTGCTCCTAACGCTAATTTATCGATTGATCTGTATTTACCTTGCTGGGTTATTTTCCAGTCATCACTACACGCACAAAACACCTGCAATACTGGATAGTTCATTTCCCAAAGATCAAAGTGTGTTTCCACCAGCTCATCCATCACCAGGCCAAATGCCCTAAGTGAATCATCCAAGTCCTTGTTTTCTGCTTGGCCGCCATTTGCCCACCAACGGGCGGCGGCCTCTAGTTTTTTCTTCTAGCCCCCAATATCTCTCGGTAAAATGCGCTTAAAATGTCTTGGCCTGCTGTGTGATATGCAATTAGTAACTGCTTAAGGTTTTCATCCGTGTAAGCTGCTTGCGTGCCATCATCCAACCCCACACCACTCCAGTCTGAAATAATCTCTTTCAACCCATCAACAAGAGGACCAGACCCGTGCTTTACTTTCCACTCAGCTAACTTCTCTTTATCCAAGTATTTGAAGGTGACTTTAATTTTTCCAGGCTCAGTACCAGGCACATGAAGTTCAACATCAGTTGTAAATGTTGCGTTAGGTGTAATTAAAAACATACTTATAAACTCACAATTCTTAACTCATCGTTACCAGAAACAGGAACACAGCGGATTGAATAACCAATCAAACGCTTAGCGTTAACTTCTTCTTTGCTTGGAGAAACCATTTGGAATGAAGGGGCATGTACTAATACTTTGTAACCATCAGTCAAACCGTGAAGCACGCTTAATGTATTTAGCGTATTTGCTTTAACAGCCGCCATAAATGCAACCTCTTGGGCAGCAGTCAAATCCAACTGAATAGACCCTGTGATATCACGCTGAGTCAAATCAACTGTTTCACCACCTAGAAGAGGCGTAAAATTAACGGCGTTAGCTACATTCAAAGACAGACCACGAGATGGGTAAGGCGTACCACCAGTAATAGCGCCAGCTGAGTATGTGCCACCAAAAATCAAATCACCCGTATTACCATCAGTAATTACTTTTGGTTGCTTCCAGCCGGTTAATGTCGTGCTTGGATTTGTAGCTGTTGAAATTCCGCCATCTAATAAAATGAACTTAAATTTAAGTTTTGGTATTTCACCAACACCAGCTGAAACTTCCACGCTACCGCGGCCACCAAAGCCTTTATGCAAGACGCCATCGTCATACCAGTAAATGGTTGCACTTTCTATCGAGTCAGTCACAGGCGTGTAATCAACACGAGCTGAAGCCGTGATCACCTCACCAAAACCACATGCACGCAGGGCAGCGCCCCATGCTGGAGCCACACCTAAAGAACCAGAGCCTTGCAGCTCTACTTCAAAATCCATTTCAACATAAGCGGTACCTACCAATTCCTCGCTACTACCAAGGTAATCACGAATCAAATCACGATTAACATTTTGAGCATTTAATGGATTGATTCTTAGATTAGAAACTGCCTGAGCATTAGCTGCACCAGTTGGCGTAGGGTCAACGCCATAAGTAGTTTCAAGTTTAAGTAAAATAGCAGTTTTACGAACTAGCCGGTTAGCCATGATTATTCCTCTTTAGTCGCATTACCAACATCTTCATCAGCTGGTTTTGGTTTATGTAGATCAGCTTGGTTTACTGCCAAGCTACCATCATTGTTACGCACATAAGAACCACCACCTTGCGGGTTTTGTTCTAACACTTCCGTGCTATTAATTGCTTTATTAGTTGCCATAACTCTCTCTAGCTATCCATTGTTGTTTCTGATGTTCTGTAATTAACCGAGTATGTTTTTTCAATCACTGCCAAACGTTTTCCATTAACAGCGTTTTGGCGAATGGTGCCAAGCTCATTAATATCAAAACAAAGTCCACCCAATGTTGCATCTGCAAACAACTTTGCGTGGGCCTCTACCATGACCGCATCTACATCACTAACTGCTGTAGGGCCTGTTGCCATGAATGTTAGGGTTACTTCTACGTCTCTATCTTTAAATCCAATTACCAAAAGGTTTGGTGGCGGCTCATCACCAAGCTCAATATTGATTGCGGTACCGCTATTTAAGTCCGCAGGCGAAATAGGATCTGTGCGAACATCCTCAGCAGCTACAGTAGACATTGGCGGATCTGTCAAAATATCCTGTATAGCCAGAATAATTTGCATGCCTATACTTGCCACTACACTTCCTCCAAAATCACTAATGCCATTCCTGTACCATCAAGCTCAACACTTGAGACTTTGTAGTCTCCCCCTTTAATGACAAGAGGCGTATTACGAGTTGCAACACCTAAATTAGTCTCGCTAATATGCAAAACAGGTCTAGAACCTTCAACATCAAATGTTGTTTGATAGTTTTTATCGAATAAAGCACTAACAGGTGGATTACCGAGAATTGAGATCGATACAAAGCCAGGTGTATCTTGGTTAATGAAATCGTCAAAATCCTCGGTAAATGCCATCCTTACTCGTTACCTTTTTCAGCAGATTTTTCAGCAGCTTCTTTTTCTGCCTGAGCTTTAGCCTCTTCCGCTGCTGTAATAGCCGCTTGGTCTGCCTCTGCCTTGGCCTTAGCTTCTGCTACCGCTTTTTCAGCAGCTTCTTTTTCTGCCTGAGCTTTAGCCTCTTCCGATGCCTTATGGGCTGCAGCTTCTTTTTCTGCATCTTTTTCAGAAAGCAATAAGCTAGATTGATATTTATCTAACTGGCCATCAAAACCGAAAGTCTCACCTTGTTTAAATGTCACGGGGTGAGCTACTAAATATTGGCCCTTCTTGCTTTTTGCCAGCAAGTGACCACGGTCTTTAGCCTGTGCTTCTGACAAAGTCAGCAGGCCACCGCTAATCACCACTGATTTTCCAATCACTGTATATTTCATGGTGGCGCCCCTTAGATCAATGTCA